CACGAGCGCGAGCCATCCGCTCCTCGCCACCCCGCAGGCGTTTGCCTACGATGCGGTCGGCAACCGCACGACGGGTGGGACGGTGGTCAACGCGGGCAATCAACTCACAGCGGATGCGACCCACAGCTTTCAATACGACGACAATGGAAACCTCACGAGAAAAACCTTGCTCGCTACAGGGAGCTTCACGCAATACACTTACGATGTCGAGAATCGGTTGACCCAAGTCGAGGAGTTCGCCGCCGGCAACCCCACACCGGCGTTCACGAGCACGTATCGGTATGACGGGTTGGGTCGCCGTATCGAGAAAGTCGCGAATGGTCAAACCAAGCGCTACATCTATGACGGCGAAGACATCTTGCTGGAATATGACGGTTCCAACGTGCTGCAAGCCCGCTATACGCATGGGCCCGGCATCGATGAGCCGATCGCGGTCACCAAAGCCGGGAGCACCTTCTACTACCACCAAGACGGCCTCGGCACGGTGACGGAGTTGACGGATACCAACGGCAGCGTGGCCAAGGCCTACGCCTATGATGCGTACGGCAATCTCCTCGAATCACCAGGCACGGTGGGCCAGCCGTATACGTACACGGGGAGGGAACTCGATTTAGAGAGCGGGCTCTACTACTACAGAGCAAGAACCTACGATTCAGCGACCGGAAGATTTGCACAAAAGGATCCGATCGGGATCGCTAATGGAGATCCGAATTTCTACGCTTATGTCAGAGAAAATCCTTTGTACTATACCGATCCTGCGGGGCAGTGTCCGTGGTGTATCGCGGCTGTGGTGGGTGCAGTCTCTGGTGCGGGATTCGACCTGGCCTACCAACTGATCGTCAATGGAGGTGCGCTGAAATGTGTTGATTGGGAGAGCGTTGGATCAGCGGCTCTTACTGGTGCAGCGTTATCAACACTTGGACCGACCGGGGCACTGCTTGGGAGAGGCGGAACAAAGGCAGCTCAATATGGATATGGATCCCCAGGATTGTTGAACCGAGCATATGCACGATTTGGGTGGAGTGGTCCTAAAGGAGATATGGATGTTCTGAGCCTAAGGATTGGAAAACGCCATTTCGAATTCGACCAGTTCGGAGGGTTACCTGCAGGTGCTGACCCTGCGCGCGATGGAGCCTTAGCAGGCTTGATTGGAGCCAGCATAACATCCGACGGGGGAGGTCCTTGTGGATGCATCAGATAACGAGGAAACCTTCAGCCTTCAACACTTGCGAAGGGTCTTATCTGAATGGTTTAAGCAGAGGAATCCCGATGCCGTACAGTTTATCGAAAACACAACGCCACAAGCAGATCCAGATTCGAGATACACCGTTGTATACGAAGCTGTATTCGAGCCAAGCACACCAGATAGGTGTCGCGTCGAGCTTTGGTTTACTACCGATGGCCAAGTGGGCCTTGGATTAGAAAAAAGACACCGCATAGCGAGCCGACTGGGAATAAAAAACCGACAGGAGGGATTTGCAGCGGGGCACGAACCACGGCAGGTGACCGAGGAAGGGCTACTGGCATTGCTTGCGCTTGTTGCTAACGGGGAAGTCGCCATTGCTGTGACATCCTTTCCAATGTGGGGGCTTTACAAAGCTAAGGCCGTCGTAAAGCTCAGCTCGTTCCAGGCGCTTTCCTCTAAGGGTTACGATTGTGATCGATGGCTGGGTATTGCCGACGAATTCCAAGCTCGTGATCTTCGTTTCAAAGCTTGGTGAGCCACAACTTACCTTAACTTATAATGGGTTTACCCATGATCCGGCGAGTCAGGTGACGGCGATCAGCCATCAGCTGACAGCGCTCAGCCAACAGATCAACAAGGCCGAGTACGGCTACAACGCGGTGGGGAATCGGACCAGCCTGACGGACAGGCGGGGAGCCCAAGCGTTCGGCTACGATCAGTTGGACCGCCTCACGAGTGCCAGCCATCCCTTGCTGCTCGATCCACAAGCCTTCGCCTATGATGCTGTGGGCAACAGAACCACAGGCGGCAGCGTGGTGAATTCAGGCAACCAACTGACGGCGGATGCAAACTTTGACTATCAGTACGACGACAATGGGAATCTCACCAGGAAAACCCTGCTTGCGACCGGCAACTATACTCAGTACACGTATGATCCTGAGAACCGCCTCACGCAGGTGCAGGAGTTCGCGGCCGGAAATCCCACGGCCATCACCACCAGCAGCTACCGCTACGATGGCTTAGGGCGAAGAATCGAGAAGGTGGCGAACGGGCAGACCAAGCGATATGTCTACGACGGCGAAGACATTCTGCTGGAGTACGACGGAAGCAACGCGCTGCTAGCTCGATATACCCACGGCCCTGGCATCGATGAGCCGATTGCCGTGACCAAGGCCGGCAGCACGTTCTACTACCACCAAGACGGACTGGGCACGGTCACGGAGTTGACCGATACCAACGGCAGCGTCGCCAAAGCTTATGCGTACGATGCGTACGGCAATATCCTGGAATCACCGGGCACAATCGACCAGCCGTATGCGTATACGGGGAGGGAGTTCGATAGCGAGACGGGGCTCTACTACTACCGGGCGCGGTATTACGACGCGCCGACGGGGAGGTTTTTGCAGAAGGATCCAATTGGGCTTGGAGGTGGGTTGAATCTTTACCAGTATGTCAGAAGTAGTCCTCTAAATTTCAATGATCCGCTCGGCCTAAAGTCAGAGCCCTGGAAGCCGACGCCGCGTTGTTCGCCTGATGAGGCGGCAGTGGATGCCATTGATTGGGTCTGTAAGAAAAAGGGAAGCCTCTCACCGAGTACGAGGGAGTGGGGCGGATATATTGTTCGTACGACAGAAGGGATGTACGTTTCCCGTAAACCGCAAGTTGGTCCCAGCAACGACTACGAGAATGGGAATGTCAGAATTGAAGTAGCTAATGGCGATACGCCAGTCGCTTTCTGGCACACACATCCAAAAGATCCACAACTCAGCTGGCCTGATGATTTTATCAGTGAACGGTATGGACCCATGACCAATTACCTGGGCAAGCCGGATTGTTATAGTGTACTTCGGTGGGTTCCGAGCCCTAACACCAACCCCAATCGTCCTGTCGGCACCTTCAAGGACATCCGATGAGGTTGCAGGAATCACTCAAGGTGAGCTTGGTAGGGAACGGGAACGGGCATTGGAAATCTGCGGTGAGCGTTTGCTGTTTGCCTCTGGTATGCCATTCGATGGCGATGATGCTAGTTGGCTGGCTGCTGTGCACGATTGTCGTCTTGCCAGAACCAAGTTGGGGCAACGGTGCAGAGCTAACCGAAGCGGAAGCCATATCCATTGCAACTAAAGAATTGCGCAAAATGGGTTATAGAACTAATGGGCTTAGGGCACACGTTGATGAGAACAATGCAGGCTGGAACAACTATGTGGAGATGAGCAGGCAGCTTACCTCCCCTGAGACAATCAAACATTTTGAAGACATAGAGTCTGCTCTTTCAGGCAGGTCTTTTGTAAACGTCATTTTCTCCGTCAAATCTAAGCCCAATCAGGCCGTGTTTGGTGGAATGGCCGTGTTCCTGGATTCTAAGACCGGCGAGATTCTCATCATCATGACCCACCGCGAAACTATTATCAAATCTCCGGGGGAAAAATAGTTTTCTAGTGGCTTCCGTACAAAGGGCAATCCGCTGACGATCACCGATGCCCTGAATCAGGTGACCACGTTCACGTACAATCCTCAGGGTGTCCCGTCCAGCTGTCCGCCGTCGGGATTTGTTCCACGCGGTGCAGATTTTCCTTGTCAACGAGCCTCGTGCTCGTGCGTGAACGAGATTATTCTATCGTTTGCTGACAGATTGTTCTTAGCTTCGACCTGCTTGGCGGCCCGAGGCGCCTATGCCTACAGAAAGCAGGCACACTCCACCGGACACTCTCAGCTCACCCCATTTTGTTCTGCGGTGTTCTCGTCGCCTGGCTCGAACGTGCTTTAAACACATCAATTCCCGCCCAGACTTCAGCTGGCGTTCGCCCCTGCAGATGGTCGTGCGGGCGGTCGTGGTTGTACCACAGCCTTATGCTGGTTAGTTGGGCATCGAAGTCCTTGTTGTCTGCCAACGGCTCTATGGCCAGCGCCCGCTTAACCGTCCCAATGAAACGTTCGACTCGCCCGTTCTGCCACGGGCAGCCGGGGTCCGTTCGCTGATGACGGATACCCAGCAGTCGCAGTCCCCATGTGAACCACCATGATGTGAACACCGCCTCATTGTCCGTACGAAGGTATTGAGGATTCCCATACTGCTTCACGGCCTGACTCAGTTCCTGTAGCAGCGTCCACGAGCATTTGTCCGACACGTGCTGCAACCGCAGGCAGGCGCGGGTGGCATGGTCTACGATGACCAGCCCAAGATGCGTCGTGCCCTGCTGATCCGTCTTCGCGAGCAAGTCACAGCCCCAGACACGATTGCGCGGCATCGGTCGTGGTACTCGATGTTTGAGCGTCCGGCGTGCTTCGAGGACGAGGTACTGGTGCTTTTGTAGCGTCGTCGCCACATAGCTCTTGCCCACCGTCACCTGTCTTCTGCTCGCCCAGCGGCGATTGAAGTAATGGGCTACGGTGCGGCAGCCGGCGTGGGGCATGAGGGCTTTGAGCCGGATCACTTCATTGCGGACCCATGTCGGCTTCGGTAGCGAAAAGACCTGGCGTTTGACCTGGCTTGGGACTCGGGCTCGCCAGTGTGATCGTGCGGGCGGATATAACTGTCGCAGTAGCCACCTGAGTCCCTGAAGGCAGCGGTATAGCATTGGAATTAGCCAATGTCGCATGGGGTGGTCTCCTCACACGTGAGCGTGCGCCCGTTTTATCGAGGGCTGAGCAAGGACGGAGCACATCGTGTTTGATGGTGGTGAAACTTCCGTGCTCGTGCGCGATCTGTTGCTGTGGTTCCTTGGAGCGTCGTGCGATGCCCCGACTGCACAGTGGCCGAAAGATCATCGTCTCCGCTGGTGTCTTATCTGCATTATGGTGCTATCTATAGGGCCAATTGGCCCTGGTAGAAGTTTTTTGGCCCTAGCACAACTTTTTGCGGCAAATTGCCAGGTTTTTGCTTCCTCGCGCTGACGAATTCGGCTCAGCCATATTGCGGATCACCCTACCAAGATTTAGTAGTCCACTCTCATAGACCTGCGATTCTCTGCACTCAGAGCGGAGTTTGCCGACATTGACGATCCGCGTGCGGGACTGTCCACGTTTTTGCATACCGCTCTGTCAATTACGCTCGCTCCTTCCACGCATCCTGTCCTGATCCAGAAATTTTGTCCCTTACTGTCCTCTGCTGTCCCCCAGTGGCCCCGAACGGGCTCTTTCACCACCCACGCGCAACTGCGTATGGTCCGCATCGTACGAAGTGCGCATCACCGGAGAGGAGAAGCGATGAAGAAGATGCTCTTACGGATCGAGCAACTCGCGGACATCCTGCAGATCAGCGTGAAGTCCATTCGCCGCGCCTATCGCAAGGGCCAGATTCCGGTGGAGCGGATCTGCCGCTTTGTCCGCTTCGACCTCGAACGGGTGAAAGCAGCGATGCAGGGGAACGGGCAAGGGCAGTCTCCTTTCACCACACGGACACCGGGACAGCGCAGCGCGACCGGCGGCGCCAGCCGGCGGCGCGCGCAGCGGCCCAGCCCCCGACTTGGTAAGACGGGGGCGTCTATCGCACAGACGCCCAGGAGGAAGAAATGACGGGTTCTGGAGGATTCACCCAAACCATCGATTGGCTGGCATTCACGCTTCCAAAAGCTGAAGTGGCTGACGTGACTAAGCTGATTGGTGGCGACTGGTTCCAGAGTGAGACGGGCTTTCGCGGCTATCCCGTCGCCCAGCTCATGACACAAGGCAAGACCGGCGTCGGCAAACTGGGGACGGGTGCTCCTCGCAATCCGAAGGAAGTGCACGTCGATCTCTCGGCCGGAACTGTCTCCCAGTGGGATGAGACCAAGCTCAAGACTGTCCTCGCCTGGATCTTTGCGCAGAAGGGCCATGTGACACGGATCGATGTGGCGATGGACGACCGGGAGGCGACTGTCGCAGTCGAGACCGTGCGGCAAGCCGTGGAGGCCGGACAAGCGGTCAGTCGTTCCAAGCAGTTCAAGGTGATCCACGCTTCGAATCATCGAGAGGGAGTCCGAACCGGGGAAACGCTCTACTTCGGCAGTCGCGAGAGCCAAACCATGTTGCGGGTCTATGACAAACGGCTGGAACTGCAGAGTCGAGGCCGGGAAGATGCCGAGTCCTACGGCGTCCGATGGGAATTGGAATTCAAGCAGGATCGTGCTCAAGCCTGCGCCAAAGCCCTCCTCACGCTCGATGCCGAAGATTGGCGGGCCTTCTTGGTCGGCGTGCTCCGTTCCTATGTCGATTTCCGCGAGACCACGCGAGAAGCCGAATCGTACGAGAAGTATCGAGCGCCGCTGCTCACCTGGTGGGAAGCCTTAACCGAAGGCTTCAAGCGCTGTCGGCTCGTGGTCGAACGGATTCAACAACGGCTGGATGACGTGGCCGCCTGGCTCGCGCAATCCGTCGCCTCGATGCTGGCCGTGGTCGTGGCCTGTCGAGGCGATCAATTCCTCACGGAACTGATCTATGCGGGCACAAAGAAGTGGAATCAGAAGCACTATGCCCTGTTGAAGCAACGAAAGGTGAAGACACCCTATGTCCTTACACTTTCATAACGGGGCGTGGCGGCGTGGCTGCCCTGGCTGTGGAGCACACGGGGCTCCCTGTCGGTGGGTCAATGGCGCCTTATTTGTGAGCTGCGACGAATGCGACTCGGAATTTCAGTATCTGTCGAAATCTCGGCCTCTCGGTCGAGGCGTGTGGGTCAGGCGCTTGGCTGACTCGAATTCAACTTACTGTTCAGGAGGGAACGACGATGCAAGTGAAAGCGGAAGGCGCGGTGCAGGGCTATGTGGAGCGGAAGAGTCGGGAGGGGAAAGTGTTTCGGTCGGTGGATCTCTATGTGAAGGGCAAAGATCCGGGGATTCTTCGTTTGGGTATTCCGGAGGATCAGATGCCGCTGATTGAAGTCTGTAAACAAGCTGAAGGGAAACAGGCTCGCGTGTCCATCGAACTGCGCAAGTTCGAGCAGACGGGGCGGATGTTCTTCGATCTGTCTGGGCTGGAAGTTTTGAAGTAACGGCAAGCGGGAGGAAGGCCGGTGGATCTCACCATTATTCTCGTGGCGGTCCTGTTACTGGCCTTCCTCACCGGCTTGGGAGTCGGACGATTGTGAAACTGCTCTCGTTAACGAGTTATCTCACGCTCATCTGGGTACTCTTGGTCTCCTTCTGTCTGGCGCCGGCGGAATCGATGGCCCTAGAGACCACGCAATACGCGCGTGTGGTGGCTCAAGCGGAGCGCATCGCGTATCTGGCCGCGCAACGGTCGGCTCTTGCTTCACACGTTGCGGCAGCTGCCGTGGCTCCGTCAGCCACTTCCTTCGCCATTCGTCTGGTCGCCGGTCCGGTGGGCTGGGCGGCACTCGGTGTCGGCGCGGGATTGGTTCTGGCCCAGATGTATTACTCACAGGCCGATCTCTCGGCGGTCAAAACCGCCGCGTCCACGCCCGGCGGCTGGCAGGTGACGACATCGAATGCGGGGACTCAAACCTTTCCGGGTCTCGGCACCAACACCCCGGCCAATGCGGCCTATCCCTTTGCGAGCATCCAATTCAGCACGACCGATGTGCCGCTGTGTAGTACTGACTGGGCCTATCTGCATGATTGGGCCGTGGGGCCATTCGAGAGCGTGAGTAGCGCGGTCTACTTTCCGGGAAACGTGTTCGTGATTGGTCCGCCTGTCGGGGGCCAGAGCCTCTATGTCTGCCACCGCAAGGACACCCCAGGGTCCACGGCGCCTACGCAAGATGCGCTCGGCACTCCCACACAGCCGCAAGTGGCCAATTATCTGACTGGCCTTCCGGCGAGTGACCCGAAATCCGTTGAAGCCCATACCAACCCAGTAGGCACCACCGGCACGACCCAGCCGGCGGACAACACCGTCTCTCAACCAGTCAGTCCGACCGAGATGCCGACCACGGTGAAACCCAAGCCCGTCCCTGCCGGGGATATTACCGTCGTGGACAACGTCCCGCCACCGGCCAGCACCCCGCAGCAGAATACGCAACAGCAGACGACAACTACGACCACCACGACGACGCAGAATCCGGACGGCTCGACGACGCAGCAGGAAGAAACACAAGCGACCACGTCCTGTACGGCAGGCACGCATGAGAGTCGGACCTTTGGAACGGTCTTGCAGGCGCATCAAACCATCTGGGCGACCAGCGGCTTATTGGGCACGCTGAACCTCTTGAAGTCACTGACCTGGCCCTCGACCTTGCCGGTGATTGCGCTGCCTTCGGCCTTCTTCGGGAGCCAGCAGGTGGACTTCAACCAGTGGGCCTGGTTCTTCACCGTCCTTCGGACTTTGGTGATCGCGACAGCCTCTATCGTCGCCTACCGCATCATCTTCGTAGGAGGCCAGGCGACATGACCGCGATTCTGACGCTCATTTATTGCTGGCTGCAGGAGTTCTTCTTCTCCCTCACCGATTGGGGACTCGGCATCTGGGATTCCCTGCTCTCCGTGGCAGACAGCACGCTCGCCACCATCGGGACGGCAGGGCTCACCCTGCCGGTGATTCCTGATCAATATGCGTGGGTGCTGGGCGCGACGGGTATGAGTCAGGCGCTGGCCATCCTGGCGAGCGCCATGGGGACCCGGTTCATTCTCCAAACCATTCCGTTTGTGCGGTGGGGATCATGAAGTCGATGGTGATGGGCTGGGCTTATGCGTGGACTGTTGTCTTAGCCCTCTGGGTCTGGGTGTACATCAGGAGTCTCCGATGATCGAACTGTATGAAGGGGTCCCAGGCTCGGGAAAGTCCTATCACGCGATCTGCGAGAAGTTCCTGCCCTGGGTTCGCCAAGGCCGACGGCTCTATATCGCGGTCGATGGGATTTACCTGGATCGACTGGCTCTATTTACGGGCATCGAACTCGAAACTCTTCAACAACAGATCACGATCTGGAAAGACTCCGTGGAAGTCTTGCAGGCCTTTCAGCATGTCCAGCCCGGTTCAGCCGTGATCATCGACGAAGCGCAAACGGTCTTCCGGTCCATGCAGAAGGTCGAACCGGGTCTGCTCCGTTGGCTCGAAACGCATCGGCATCACGGCGTGGACATTTTGCTCATGAGCCAAGACTTCCGTCAGATGTCGCAAGGCGTCACCCGTCTTATTGAAGCGACGGTGAAGTTTCGCAAGTTGGCCTTTGTCGGTTTGTCGAAAAAGTATCAAGGCAAGGTGCGCGGCAATCCGGAAGATAACGAAGTCATCCGGGCCTTTGTCGGGACGTACTCGCCGGCGATCTATGCCTACTATTCGAGTTATGCCTCGGCGGCGATTCGAGAAGAAAAACGCAGTCATACGGTCTTCAAATCAGCGCGGGTGGCGATCGGCATTGCCGCGGGACTGTTTGCCCTTGGCCTCATGGTCTGGCGGCCTTGGTCCTCCCTGAGTTCCACCAAACCAACATCTGCCGCTGGATCGAATCCGGCATCAAGCACAATGGTCGAGTCCGTCGCCTCCGGCTCGGGCAGTCTGCTCAACCCCTTGGGGATGGCTTCGTCTGTGACAGCGACTCCTCCGCCACCGAAGCGCACCGTGCGCATCTTCGGCGGGGCCGGTTCATCGGCGAACCGGCAAGGCTGGCGTTATCTTCTGGACAGCGGCGAAATCCTGACGGCGGCACAGATTACCGGACGGTATGGGCTCATGGTCTCGGAAGTCTACGAGGACGGCGCGATGCGCCTCATCGGTGAAGGAGTCTTCTATGGACCTGCCGGCGATTGAGACGATGACCTATTTCACGGCCATCTTTTGGCTCGGTGGATTTGCCGTCGGCCTGATTATCAAACTGATTTTGCCTCAGAACCACTGAGGCACTCGTCCGTCGGCGAGGAGTCTGGCGGCGTGGGTGGACGTGACCACCAACAGCACAAGGAGGTGCCGTATGAAGGGATGGGGTTGGGTGAAGGGGCTCGGGGGCCTGCTCATGGCGTTCGTATTCGCCTTGGGTGTCCCGGACCTGTCGTTTGCGCAGTTGTTTCCGGTGTCGGCGGATGTGGCCACGGTGCGGGCCGATCTGCTCTTGTGGGCCACGGCCTTGATTGGCGTGGCGCTGGCGATCTACGCCTTTAAGCGCGTGCGCGCGATTGTGGGCTGACAGAGAGCTCATGGAGGCAGGCTGACAGCAGCCTGCCTCCATTATCCAACGAACAAAACAAGATGAAAGCGATGACGAAAGGGAGGGAGCATGACGGCGCAACAAATTCAAACGATCGGCAATGCGCTAGCGACCGACCTGGTCGCCTGGGGGACGGCGGCGATTGGGCTCGCGCTCGTG